CTGAAATTTTAGACTTGGAACTCGGAGATATTTCAGGCATTGACATGTCGGATTTTGGGTTTGATCTTGGTATTGATGCAGATGTAGAAGATGAAACATTTTATACAAAGAAAATAGATGCGCCAATCTACGAGATAAAAGGTGAAGAGCCTAGTGAAGATGATTTAGTTGATACAACAAAATCTATTGAGTTAATCGAAGAGATTAATTCGTCAGACATACCGGATAAAGTGAAGGATTTTTTAATTTGTGCCGCACAAAGACATAATGTTTTTAATTATGAAAACATTGCTGAGTATTATGCTCACGCCACCCCCGAAGTCCAACGGCTTATGGAAAACTCGGCGCTCGTTATAATCGACTTCAAAAAAGCGATAGAGTCCGGCTTCGTTAAATTGAGTGACGAAATAAAGAAACAATACTTGGAGGATTACCCGGATGAAGCATAGCAATGATTTTGCATTATTTATCCTTACGCACGGGAGAGCCGACAATGTCATAACTTATAAAAAACTGCGATCAGCTGGGTATTCCGGGAAAATATACTTGCTAATAGATAATGAAGATGACCAGCATGATCTTTATGTGAAAAAATACGGCGATCAGGTTATAGTTTTCGACAAATCAAAGTATGCAGGTAAGTTTGATGTTGGTGATAATTTTAAAAGCTATAACGCTGTAGTCTATGCTAGGAACGCCTGTTTCGATATTGCGGAATCTCTAGGTTTGAAATATTTCATGGAATATGATGATGACTATTCTTCTATTGAGTATAAATTTAATCACCGGAATGAGTTTGGGGCTCACCCGATAAAAAATCTAGATAGAATTTTTGACATATTGATAGACTACTACCAATCAGGTGGGTTTTTTGATCTTGCGATGGCTCAAGGTGGTGACTGGATCGGAGGTGCAGATAACGGCTTTGAAAACAGGAAGGGAGCAAGACGTAAATGCATGAATACCCATATATTATCAACAGAAAGACGTTTTAATTTTCTTGGTAAGATTAACGAAGATGTTATTTCGCCATTAGTTTACGGTAGCCGTGGGGTATTATTTTTTACTGTCCCGCAAGTATCGATAACACAAAAAAGAACACAGTCCAACACTGGAGGCCTTACCGACATATATTTAGAGCTTGGGACATACGTGAAAAGCTTTTATTCCGTTATGTTTGCGCCGTCCTGCGTTAAATGTATGATGATGGGCTTGTCTCATAAAAGGATCCATCATCAGGTCAAGTGGAAGTTTGCCGTTCCGCGTATAATAAGAGAAACTCATAAAAAAATGGAGACGTAATTGTCCACAATCCCCGTAAAAATCAAGGCCGATGTGTTCAACAAAGCATACCGGCCGCTTTTACATGACCACAACAGGTTCAACGTCCTGGTCGGGGGCGCTGGCTCCGGGAAGTCTGTATTTGTCGCTCAGCGAAACATTATAAAGTGGCTTGCGGGCGGACACAATTTCCTGATCCTGCGTAAAGTCGGGCGCACTTCCCGGCATTCCACCTTCGCTCTTACGAAGCAGATTATCTCGGATTGGGGCTTACCGACCGACTGGTACAAAATCAACTCTGGCGAGATGTCAATTACAAATATGGTGAATGGCAGCAAGATGATTTTCATGGGACTAGACGACCGTGAAAAGATTAAATCTATTACTTTTGAGACCGGGGTACTGACTGACATCTGGATGGAAGAGGCGAGCGAGTTCAGCCGTGACGATTTCAAACAGCTGAACCTGCGACTTCGTGGCCGTGCATCCGTACCGTTTCAGATTACCTTGTCATTCAACCCGATTTCTGCTTTATCCTGGCTGAAAAAAGAATTTTTCGATTTTGAGAAACCACGCACAACCATCCTGCACACTACCTACAAAGATAACGCCTGGCTGGATGATGAGTACAAGAAAGAGCTTGAGGGACTGAAGCACACCGACGCCGTATTGTACGACATCTACACACTCGGAAAATGGGGCGTGATCGGAAACCTGATCCTGACCAACTACGTGATCCATGATTTTGATATTAACGATCCAAAATTTTCACATGACGTTTTCGGCGGGATGGACTTCGGATGGAATCATTACAGCGCATGCCTGAAGATCGCAGAGCACGATGGAGAATGGTACATCCTGGATGAAGTATATCGAAACAGGCTGACGAATGGCGAGCTGATAGAGCTGGTCAGAGATAAGTTGGGTTTTGGTTTCTACATTAACGCCGATTCCGCAGAGCCTGACAGGATCATGGAATTTAAGAGAGCAGGCGCAAAAATCACAGCTGCGAAAAAAGGTAAAGGCTCAATCATGGAGCAGATCGACGTCTTGCAGACAAAGCGCATTCATATCCACGCCACCAATTGCCCCGGCACGATTAACGAAATTCAGCAGTGGAAATGGAAAGAAGATAAGGACGGAAACGTGCTTGATGAACCCGTTCCATTCAGAGATGATGCAATGGCGGCGCTCCGTTATGCCGCTGAAAAGCGAAGATTTGAAAGAATTAGAATCAAATACGATTCCGTAATAAAACGGGATCGCTTCTAATTATTTGTTGACGCATTTTGAGCACTTGTTTTTTCTGCATTGTCTGATTGATCCCTCCAGGTCAGATACTCTCACTCTAACGCCCGGCAGAAGCCGGGCTTTTTTCTTACATTTTTATGAAAAAAAGTGAAAAAAAGTGAAAAAACTTCTTTACAACTTTGACCGGATATATAGACTTGTCCCTAGAGAGTGAGAGAAAAAAAGGAGGAGAAAGATGAAAAAGTTATATCAATCCTATTACCCGCCCACGGGAACCGTCGAATTGACGGATGGAAAAGGAAATTGGTTCAATCAATTCGGGCAAGAATTACGAAGCCCGGATGATTATGACGTTTACGCCGAGGGCTACACGCCCTTTGGTGATGAAGATTATTAGTTTTTCCCACCCCGCCTGCATCAGCGGGCGGGGCTCCACCAAACCAAGGATTGAAAGGGTGAAAGCAAGAGGCTCCACGATGAGCCCACCCAGAGCCGAAAGGCATAGGAGGAAAGATGCAAACGAAAAAAGAATTAACCGCAGAAATTATGCACAAGACAGATGGGCTGTCCCACCAAAACATGTCCTTTATTCTGGGCGAGAACGAGTCTTTCGCCCGTGAAGAAGAAGAACTCCACGATTGGACACCCAAGCAGGGCATCTTGCAAAAATTCGATCCCGAAAAGGGTAAGATGCGGAATCTTACCTATCGTGAGTTGTTTGAACTCATTTTCCGGATTGATCGCTACTCTCCGGAAAAGGAAAGACGTTTCCTTATAGGAGAATAAGAGTTTTATCCCCGCCTGCACCAGCGGGCGGGCTATCTATAAAAAAGGAGGAGAAAGATGCAAGTAAGTTTTAAGGAAATAGCAAATTCTCTTTCCATCCCGGAAAGAGAGTTAAAATGGAAAAAATATATTGAAAACTATCCCATTGAAAGTAAAGTTACTTTTCGTCATGGTACCACAAGAGATGGCTACCACGGATATTGGGAAACCCATAAAAAATTCGACCCACATGGGTCGTTATCAATAGAACAAGAAAAAAATAGTAGTGACCAGTATACTGATAGCGCTGATTACTATTATGATTACGACGGGAAACATCCCGCCGCAATCGCAAAGGATTATATGGGAGTAAATAACTCATCACAAGAACTATATATATATCTCCCTGAAGATTGGGAGATAATCCCAATAGAAATTGTAATGTGGGGAGTGCGTGTCCCCAAAAGACTAGCGCAAAAATGGATCTCTGAGATATGTGAAAAAAAATACAGAGATCCGAAAACATGGGCAAGCCAAGGAACCGTGTATAGACTTGTCTACAACAAAGCACATATATACGGTGCCTATCAATTCTTGAAGAAACACCCCCAGGATATAGGATTAATTTGGGAAATTTGGCGAGGGCAAACACTGCTTGCCAAGGATGGCAAAGTTGAAATATTCGATACGCCGGATTGCTCAGAAAGAGAGTATATCCAAACTCTTGGCGGCAAGGCGTATCGAATTTACGCAAAAGAAATAAAGGAATAAGGGGAGAAAAATGTCTTTGACAATTTGCCTTGTCGTAATTTTGATTTTGCTCGTGATTGTGTTGCTGCTTGTCAGCATATGCCGGAATCTGATGAAAACATGCTCCCGGCTGCTGATTGAAAGTCAATACCAGCGTACAAGCAACCCTGATGATACGGACGTAGCCGTGTGAGTTCGACTTCGCAAACAACCGTGAACCCGGCGGGGATGAATCCTTTTGCCATCCCCGCCAATAAAAAAGGAGAGAATAATGGAAACATCTAAAAGCAAGTATTTTGCTAAATATCTGAACGAAACGAAAGCGTCTCACGAGACGACGTATCAAATATCTCAAGGCGCATATGACGCCCTTGCCATTCATAAGGGTAAGATAGTGATGAATAAGTTTGCATTGATTGCATATCTGAATGCTACAGTGCGGCCAATAAAAGAGATCACTAAAATTTCTATCATAAACTAGGAGGGGAAATGAACCAATATTCAGCTTACAACTATTTTTATGACAGGAAAGAGAAAAAAATCGTCAAACGTGCCGGCGAATTGGTGCGTGAGCAACGGAAAGAGCCGTTGCGTTATACCTACATCGGGTCTTATTTCGCTCATCAGCCCCAACCGTATATTGAAGATGGCTTTGTCTGCCGGAAATTATACGGGAAAAGAGTTATCTTGATGAGCACCACCAACCAAAAACAAACAAAGGAGAAGAAATGAAAAAGCTAACCAGTTACGCTCTTATTCTCGTTGTTGTTTCCCTATTCCTGGGAGCATGCAACAACACAACAAGCCCGGAAACCAATGAAACGACCGTCTTGATCGACGGCAACGAAGTATCACCTGATGCAAGCGTGTATCTTGCAGAAGGCTTCCACCAGATCGATGTATCGAGCGACCAAGCCGTCAATGTGATCATTACCGAGGTCATATATTACGTCGGCGGGGATCATGACCGGAAAGGCGTAAACCTTGCTTGCAACCACGTCAGCTATCCGTTCGGTGTAGTTTCGGATCTATCCCGGACTTATTTCGAGATTGTGGTTGAATATGAAAACGGGCAACGAGAATTGATATTGTTATCGATTTATCCGGAGCTTTGACAAGTGATTATATGGGGTATTGACCCGGGCACGCATACCGGCTTGGCCGTCTGGGACACGAAAAAGCAGGAGTTTAAATTCCTTGCAACGATGCCAATCCACCGAGCACTGCTAAAACTACGTGAAGAGAAAGACACCATATCGGCCGTGTATTGTGAAAACCCGAACACCTTTATCCCATATCGTGGAGTATCGCAGAAGGTAATCAATCTACGCAAGCAAGGGGCGGGCTCTGTGAAGCGTGACTTTGCGATATGGCGGGATGCTTGCAAGGATTACGAGATAGAGTTTATCCCGACCTCTGTCCGTGGTGCTCAGAAAAAGATGGATGCAAAACTATTCAGGAGACTTTCCGGCTGGCAGGGCGAAACGTCAGAACATGCCAGAGATGCCGGGAATATTGTCATTGGAATGAGATGAAGAAATGGAGAGAAAGATGAAAATTAAATGTAAATGTAATGGAATGCCATTAAAGGGATACATTTGTCCTGCTGTTACTGCTGACAGGAAATATTGCAATGCTACTTTTAAGTGCAGATATCAGGAAAAAGAAGAAAAAACAAAAGGAGGCCAAAAATGCAAAAACAACTCAGCTTAACAGAATTGAAGAAAGAAATCAAAGTAGGTGACGTCGTTAACGGCGAGCATGTTGTCACGAAAACCGCCGAATCTTTGGTGTATTCTGGGAATTTAAAGATTTTCTATTCCAAGGCAAAGCGCAACCCGCTAACGATAGAAACTGCTGCAAGAGACGGCAAAGTCTATTTCAAGCGGCAAAAACAGGGCGGGAAGCGCAAGCATGGAAGTGGGAAAACCCCGAAGCGGTATTGGTTCAGGTAAGTAAAGGAGAACTACTATGAAAATTTACTCTTTAGTGCGAATCAGCTATGACTGGTATGAGTTTCAAGACTTCATGTTATCTACAACAAAAAAAGAAAAAATCTATGAAGCAGAAGAAAGATTAAGGTCAGAATACGAAGATTGGGAAGGCAACCCTCTCAAGATTTATTTTCAAGATAATAAGGCAGATGCGGAAATAAGCGCTGAATGCAGAGAACCTCATTGGCGTGTTTACGTGAATGAGGAATAACGGAAATTATAGTCAATCAAACACAGCGGAGTCTAAACAGGCTCCGCTTTTTCTACATTATCAATCCCCAGTTCATCGGTTTTTTGCTCAAGATATTTACTCAATCCCCGATCCGGCGAAGTGTTAAATCCCTTCCCGGGTTCAAGCACTGTATCTGGATTTTTGCTTTGCTGATCTGCAAGATAATTTTGACCATCTTCTTGTACTTTGTAGCCAAAATCCTTTGCCGAGCGTTCGTCCAACACAACGACCTCAGACCTGCAATTGAAATGATTCGGTGGATAATATTCATCCCAGAAAGGATCATCCTTCGGGAATGCTTTTCCATCGAGAGAATTACAAAGATCGGTTTCCCTTCCATCCACAATTGCAACATAACCCCACAGGGGCAAGCTTGATTTGCGCTGCTCTTCATAACGCCCCTTTGAAAATGCGGTTTGGTAATTTGTGCGGATAACGGTTTGTAAGTGCCACGGCTCAAGCGGGGAGTCTCCGTTTCTTACTGCGTAGCCCTGGATTGCTTCTCCTAATTCCTTGGGGTCTATGTTTCCAAGGTCAAGCTGGGTTGCGATATACTCCTGCACACTATACAGGGTCTCAATTGATGAAATCCTGGATATTGTGAATGCTTGCCCGGCATATTTTTCAAGGTCACCGTAGAATGTTTCAGCGTCAATGTCATTCAGCTCTGCGAAATATTCAGCTGCTACGGGATATGGCATGTCGAAGTCGTAAGTAACTTTTTGATGCTCTGCATTTTTCTTTACGTCTGAATATGTTGCTCGCCCATAATATTGACCATAAGCTATAATTTTTGTCACCACCTGCCGATATTCGGTAAGGTCGGGCAACTTATCCGGGTTGATTGATTCCAGGTTATCTGCGTTTTTTTTCAGGTAGTCATAAAGCGGTGCAAATACGTCAGGATGCGCTTCCAGCATGAGTTGCAATGCTTTTTGTGGATCAGTGGATGCCGTGCCTTTTTTCTTATTTATGAAAATTTGGCTTTTTTTTTTAGCATTTCGCTATTGAAAGAAGTTGCCGGCGTAGATTCAACCATTTCAAATTCATCTTCATTTATATCGTACCTACGGGCAATATATGATTTCTTGAATTGTACACCCAAGCCTTTCAATTTGACGTCCTGCTCTATTTTGTCGGTGTTTGCTGCCGGCACTAGCAGCTGGAATTTCGGAATTGCTTTAAGATTATAATTGAAGCGGCAAAATGGTTCTATCAGGTCACGGTTTATCGCTGTTGAAATATCATCGAGGTAATCTGCGAGCGTGTCTTCTCTTACTCCGTTTAGCACTCTCAGGGATGCCTGTGACGCTTTACTCCCGCCCTCTGATGTTCCCGTTTGGCCGACTGTTACTCGTGCAATCGCTTCATTTACAATCTTGATTGCTTCAGTGAACACCTTCGGATCATTGCTTTTTGGCTGCATGAATTCTATTTTCGACAGGCCGGTAATCACTGCGGCCATATCTGATCCTACAGACTTTAATGCTGTTTTCAGAATGCTAACGTCTTCTTTGCTTGCTCCGGCCTCAAGTGTGCCGATCCTTGCCGGGACGCTGCACACTTCCATGAAACGGGGGAAATCCTTCAGCTGAGCATAATATTTCACCAACAGCAGCAATGAAAGACCTTCCACCAACGAAAGAACTTTATTCTCAAAAACTATCGGGCTCAATACCTGGATAGTTTTGTCAGGGGGAATCGGTGTCAGCACGTTTGCTTCAGAGTCGTAAAGCTGCGGGGTTGTGCTGTTATCGTCAAATTCGATTGAACGTGGCTGGATTGGTTTTAATGAAGCCGGTATTGCTTTGTTGCCCTTAATCTCCCAGAATATCTCCGCAAGAGCGAAACCCCGGAAAGACGCATCCATGAAATGCTTCAATATTTCATTTGTTAATACTGGCGAGATATATGTTTTTAGGTCTTCGAGCACCTGATCAGGATTATCAAGCATTGATACATCATAGCTTACTACTGCTTTTCGTACAGCAGAGCGGCAATCCTTGTATTTCGACAGAAGGAAATCATCTAGCGTTATGAATTTGTCGATCAGGTCTTGCCTGTCAATCGTAAGCCCTGACTCTATTATATTTTTAACGCCGGTTACGGTCATTGTGGCGTCTATCGAAGGCGTGGAATACCAGAAGGTAGTATTGTCGGTAATTGGTAATTGTTCTTTTATTTTTTTATTTTCCGAAGGCATTTTCGACTCCTTGTAAGATTATTTCTGCTATGTATTCCCAGTCATTATCCTGCACCATGAGAAACGGGCGTGCCGGGATGTTCATTTTCATTTTATGCGCCTTTACGTTCACCGTAGTTGAGCCGTGTTTTAATTTTCGTGTGTGCGCTTTTACGTCCACGGTTTTTTTGAACCCGAATTGGTGCACCGCAGCATATACCGTCCCTGTGCCTGCGATAATTTGCTGGCGTTTTCCTATATCCACTACTATGGAATTTTTGAGAGTCCCGGTATCTGAAAGTGTTTTCCCGCCAGTTGCTTTTGCCCGTATTGATTTTTTCCATTTATCCGGGCGTCCTTCCTTTCTGAAATTCTGCGCAATGGATGCATCAATCCTGCGCTTTATCAGATCCATCGTCTTTTCACTCAATATTGACATTACCAGCCCCTCAATTCTTCTGATTCTATCATGACGCTGCCAGTCCCGTTATCGTTGCCGGCAATATCCGGAACAATTGTGCCGTCAGATAGATTTTTGAGTTGCTTATCACACCATCCACGGAGAGATTGAAGCTCTTCACTCCATATATTTCTACGATGATTCAGGTTCAGATAAGCTATGACGGCTGATAGTTTTTTTATGATGCCGGGAATGGGCTCGGCGATCGGTGTGTCATACTTTGCATTGAGGTATATGTCAATTTCGGCGTCTGCGTCTTCAATTGCCTGAGATACCACGCTCTCGTCCATTTCTCCATTTATGCTGGATGACAGCTCCGTGATCTCATTTGTTGTGTAACGCTCTATCAGCTCCGCAATAGTATTATATGCCATTTCTTACCTCCGTGCCTATTCACGCCCTTGCTGATTGCCCGTAAACAACTTTTGAGTTGTGTACATGCGGGTAACTTCATTTTGCTTGAAAGCTTTGCCTGTTATGGTTGTTTACTCCCGGAGGTAAGAATGGTAGCAGAATTACAAGCTATTAAGGCGGCATTGGATGCGGCAGTTTCCGATAATGTTATTGGACTTGTGGACGTTGCAACGTTCCCCGGCTTGCAAGCAGAGATTGATGAAGAACGCATGAAGCGACAACCAACAGCCGCCCTGATAGTTATTGAAAATGCTAATTTTAGCAATAGTTGTGATTATGAAGATTTTAATCATAATAACGATATTGCAATCTACGTTTCCACCAGAAATAAGGAAAATAACTACCAGCGGTATCTTCAGAACCTTACACTCGTTGAAGCACTATTGAAAAATTATATCCTGAAAATAAGAGGCTATACCATCGCAAGCCAGGTAACGCCAATCAGAAACGATAAAGCCGGCACTATTAGCAGGGTCGGTGTCACATTAAAACAATTCGGAGCGTAACTATGAAGAACCAGAGAATTTTCATTTGTCGGCAAGAAATTGCCAATGCTAACATCAAAAAAGGTAAATCAAACATCGTGATCGCCGTCCCGGGCTCATGGAAAGGTCACTACATGGGTGACTATGAACTGACCGCCGCAGACCTCGACAGCATGGTTGCCAATTTTGAGCGTGAAGGCCGTGATGTTTTGTTCGATTTTGACCACGATTGTTTTATCGGCTCAAGTAGAGCCGCCGGTTGGGGTAAATCCCTTTCTCTTGAAGATAATAAGCTCGTTGCAGAGGTTGAATGGACAAAGGCAGGCCTTGAGGCTATCGAGAACAAAGAATATCGTTATCTTTCCAATGTTTTTATCTTCAATTACGAAGATGATAATAATCCGGCTCTCAGAGGGACATATCTTCACAGCGTTGCACTTACAAACGTCCCATTCCAAAAAGAATTACCGGAAATTCTAGCAAACAGTCTAAGAATCAAAAACGCCACAGGAGGTGTAGAAAAAATGAATGAACTGTTGAAGCTGCTCGGTGTGAGTTCCGAGCAAGATGCAATCGCAAAGATTAACTCTGAACGGAAATCATTATCCGACATCCAGAGCGAACATGCGAACAGCATCAAAAAAATCGATACTCTTGAAAAAGAGATTGCCGATTTGAAGGCAAACGCTGAAAAGCTTATCGAGGAAAACCAAACACTGACCAACGCCGCTGTTGAAAATGAAGTTGATCTGCTGATCGCAAACGGCACAATCACCCCGGCGTTTCGTGACACCGCAATTTTTTTGCGGAAAACAAACAAAGACGAGTTCGATACTTTCGTGAAAAACACAACTCACGTTCCCAAAAAGAAACTCGATCCCAAGAAAAATAACAAGACCGATGATGAGTCTGATCCATACGATTCAGTCATCGTGACAACCTAAGGAGGTAAAGCATGCCTACATTAATTGACATCGCCTCACGCTCAAAATCAAAAACAAATCAGAAACTTACTTCTGATCTAATCAAACGTTCGGGACTGCTTCGGACTATGATCTTCAGCAAGGCAAGCCACAGCGAAAGCGGCTACGACCTGGAAATGGTCAGCGACAATGTTGTTGAGGCTTCTTTCCGTGCGTTTGGGGCCGGAATAAGCTCCAGTAATCCACAGGCTCACACCGTCCGGCATGAGCTCCGTCCCTTCACTGTTGAACATGAGATTGATCAAGCCTACATCAACACCTACAATGGTGGATTGACACAGTACCTGAAAGACAAGGCCGCCCAATTCGCTGAAGGTGCAGGACAGGCACTAGCTCGCCAGTACATTTATGGCGAATCTGAAATTGGCTTCGAAGGATTGCGCCAGATCGCAATTAAGAACAACAACAAGACCGGCGTAACTGTCTGCTTCAAGCCTTCCGGCACTGCTGCATCCAGCGGCACAACTTCCATCTACTGCGTGCGCTGGGATCCCGTCGAAATGTGCGGTCTGTACAAAGACGGCGCATTCCAAAAAGGCGCATTCATGATAAAGGTTCAGAATGGAGGCCGCCCGGTTAAGAACAGCAACGGTGTCTGGGTTTACCAATTCATGGTTGAAACCTATCTGACCCTGAAAAACCTCAGTAACATCAACGTCTCGATGGTTTACAATCTGAAGGACGCCAGCGGTTTTTACCCCACCCTTGCGCTCATGCGTAAGGCAAAACGTGCCGTTCTTGGTGCTCGTGACAATACGTATTTCTACGTGAACAGCACAGGGCAAGGACTGATTGACGACAACGTTTCAACAACAATCTATCGTGATCCTAACGACACCGAGGCAGCCCGTGAACTCGAAACTGTTTCCGGTATCCGTATCGTGATTGACGACAACATCTCGTCTGATGAAGACGCAACGGAGGTATGATAATGAACAGAACAATCCAAATGCAAGCCCATGACGCCAACCTGCGTCTAAGCTGGGACGAAGCTCTGCCAAACGCTACATCTGCTATCAGCAAGGCTGGTTCGGATGCTGCATCCCTGATCAGGGTCGGCGCAAATCCCGGCTTCATCTTTGTGTGGGCCAGAACAGAGATATCATTGGCAGAAAGTGCGACAATTGCCATTGAGCCGGTCGCATATGCTGACAATACACCCGGAAGTGCTGCACAGCCATTCCCGAATGGCTCTCTCGTGCACACGATCACAGGCGATTCAGGCGGTAGTACGATTCCCGCCGGCTCATTACTGGTCGGGTTCGCTATCGATCCCCTTTTGCTTGATGAAAAACCATACATCGGGCTGAAATATACCTGCTCAGGTGATCAGCATCTCGATAAAGTCAGTGCAATTTTCTCGCCGTTTGCACCGGTAAACTAAGGGGGAAAATATGCCACTTACAAAATTCGATGACACATCGTTGATTCGGGAGAAGCTCAACCGGCTTCTCCTCAATTCCTGCGATGTTATGATTGCAAAAGGCGATCTGAAAGACGAAACCCTTCCAACCGTCGCCACCTGGGATACGTTCATTGCTAAACTCGAGAATGTCGGGGTCAATGCCGCAGATTCCCCCACGTGGAATTTTGAGGGCATTACCGAGGATTTCGACTACGAGCAGGATGTCTCTCAGTTTGAGATTTCAGGCGAAGTCATGGTGAAGAAAGTCAACAGCGAATTTCTGATCTGGCTTTCCGATGAACTCTTGAACGAGACGGTCACAGTCCTGATCGCACCTAAAACCGCCTGTACGGACGGAAACCCTGTCGTTGGTGACACGATGCTCTTCATTGAAGGCGTCAAGCTCATCCCGAAGGGTGAAGGAAAATCTAACAGCGGCGATACGACAACTTTCACGTTCTCGTATTCCGTAAAACGTAAGAAACCGACCGATGTGTACACTGTTCACACCCTGGTCGCTGGATCATAACAACATCAGGCGGCTGAGATGATTTCCGGCCGCCTTTACTTTTTCTTATGGAGCATATAATGACTTGGCAAATAGCTTTTGGTGTAGGTCAGACAGTTTTTATTTTCGTTCTTGGTTGGTTCATAAAACTTTTAGTCAGCTTTTCGCATGATGTTAAAAAAACGCATGAAAGAATGAACGAAGTTGAAGCACAGATGGCCGAGAAACTTGCAGAAGTAAAACAGGATATAGCCATCTCAAAAGAGCGCAACAAAAACATCTTCTCTGCATTCGAGCGCCTGGAGCGCAAATTTGATTCGATCGTTGAAATTAAAGTAAGGGAGTAAAAATGAAAAAGGTTTATATCTCCGCCTTGATAATCATGATGATTTTCGGGGCGTTAATCGCAATTCCAAATTACAACAATGAAGATGGCGCAAAGCTGCTGTATAATTACTTCATTGATTTCATGAATAGTCAGACACTCGGAACGACTAACATGCCAGCCCCCGATGGCCAAAAGGCATATCAAAACCTGTTCATAGACTTCCTCACCTGGGCTGATACGGCTGACGTCAAGCTGAATGGCTTCCCCCTTTCCAACGGCGAATGGGCAACATGGCTCAACAGCGTCGGCGACACAGCTAACGTAATGACTCTCGATACAGACGATGTCATCAAGCTTGGGCAAGAGTCTGAGTTCGGGCTTCACGAGTTTGTCCCCAATAGTGGCTACGTTCCCGCTCTGGATATGCAAATCACACCAGAAGCTATACCCGGCAATCCATACGGCTATTATTTCAGTGTCGATTCCACTAAGTTTCTGGAAATAAGGGGCATAGCAAATGCAAGCGGTGGCCTTGACTCAGTCCATGTATCATCTCCCACCTATTTTTCAGGCAAGAAATGCGGCGCTTTTGCGATACTTACAGCACAGGATACGACCACTATTACTACCGCCGATACATATCAATACGTCGAAGGGGTATTCAATGACATTCTCGCAGAGGATTTCACGCAGATTACGGTCAATACCGATGAGCCGGCTATGCGCTACGATGGAGACATTGAGCAATGGTTCAAGTTGGACTGGAGCACGAATATTTCCGGCGACTCCCCCAACGTAAACGCTGTTCTCAATTTCTCACTTAACGGCACGCCCTGCTCCTGCACCTATAAGCCGGTTTTCTGCTCATCTGCCGGAGTTCCTTACGCAGCTTCCAGTATGGCGGTAGTGAAACTGACAAAAGGTGACTGGATACAGCTGATTGTCAAAACTGATGATGCTGGTGATGAAGTTACCTTCTATGATTTCCAGCTAACTATTTGTGAATTTTTCGATTAAGGGGGTATCGTGAAAAGATATATATTTCTAGCAATGCTCCTGGCCTTATTCTCTCTTGCGATTGCCCAGACAGGGTATATCGTGCCAAGGGTGATGATAAATCCCGCCAAACCAAAGGTGATGCTCAACCCCACCGCACCACAGGTGCATATCGATACAGGAGAGCCAAAATCTCAGGGTGAGCCTTACGCCTACGTTGTGGATGGTGAAGGCAATAAATACTACCCCGTGATGACGATAAATGACAGCACCACTACAACATCTACTTTGAAGCTGAAAGATGGCAATGCTGAAGCCTGCATTGTTGATTGGACGGGGGATGGTGATTTTCAGGTTATTAGCACCGATACTGAAACCGAAAGCCCTGTTATTCCTTCCGTTGTAACTATATACAGTCGAACTCGGACGCTGACGTTTTTCCTAAGTACCAACAATAATTTCTATTGGACTAATGTAAATATACCAGTAGGGATAACATTTTTCTTCCTTTCCAGTTCTGATTCTTATGGTGATCTATCGAGCTTATCGGGGTTAACGGAGCTAACGTATTTAAGTTTTTATAGTTGCTCCAATATTACTGTCGATCTATCGAGCTTATCGGGGTTAACGGAGCTGGAGAGCATAGTTTGTTCTTACTCTGATGTTACTGGTGATATATCGAGCTTATCGAGCTTAACGAATTTTAAAACGCTTGATTTCCATGGCACTGCTGTTACATACACATCTACGACTCTGCCGAATTGGGATAATTGCAATATAATCGGCCACAATTGCCACTGGACAGAAACGATGGTTGATGCCTTTTTAGCTGATCTTGACGCTTCATCTGTCAGTAGCACGAAAGAATTAAAATTAGATGGCAATGCACCGCCATCTGACCCCGCAGGACTGGCATCGGTAGCATCACTTGAAGCTAAGGGTTGGACGGTTACAGTCACTGCACAACCATAAGGAGGTTTGTATGTCAGAATCTAAGAAGTTAACGAAAAGATACAGGATAATCGTGTTGGATAGCATTGTCGTCTCAGGCGGGGAATATAGCACCAACAGCGTAACTTACTATCGTGCACCGAAGCAGGGCTTTGAGTTCGATACGAAAGAAGAGATGACGGCTTTCATGACTGAGCATGGATATGAATTTCCCCTTGACAGCGAATTTGGTGATAATTCCGTTTAGGTAGGAGGTAAATATGGCACGGACAAGACCGAGAAAAACAGATGCACAACGGAAAGCAACACATAAAGCAAAGTATGGCACGAGTAAGCTACCGGCTCGTAAACACAAAAATCAAGTAGGAGGTAAAAGTGGACGTTAAAGAAACAATGGAACTGATTGATGCGCTCATCAGTCTAGCTAAAGAAGTTGAGAGAGATTCTGAAGATGGTAAACTTACCGTTTTTGAAATCTTGGGGAATTACCCGGAAATCCTGAAAGTCATAAACGAAGGTAAGGATTATGAGGAAATTAAGGCAGAATTGAAAGATTTGAGCCTTGATGAAATCCAGCAACTTACCACAAAGCTGATTGAAATCATTGGTGTTATCTTGAAGATTGTTGCCAACCTGAAAAAATGAAGCTTTGGAAAATCCTAAACGGCAATAAAACAATAGTTGGGCTCGTCCTGCTGAAAATCATGGATGAGCCGGCTATTGTGAATCTATTGGGTGACTGGAAATCGGTTGTCTCAATAGTCGTTCAGGCCATATGCGGCCTATCCTTGGCTCACCATGCCACAAAAGGCTATCTCTCACACAAGAAAGGCGACTAAGGTGAAAAGACTAACCTTTACGATAATCTTCGCATGTGCGCTGATTCTGGCGCACTGCGTGGAATTTAAGACCGCCATAAGCATCAGGAATCCGAAGGAAGATAACCAACCAGCCGATTATCAGGTTTCCGCTGAGTTTTTCAAGCGTAATACCGCCGAAATAGAAATTGAGTTTGAGCGGGAAAACGGGGAGCAATATCAAAACCTGCTCATCGACCTGCAGAAACAGTGGAAATTTATAAGGATTGCCGGCAAGCGTGTTTACAATCAATCTGCGGATGCCAACATTTACCAGCTGGACTTGAGAGTGTCTCATGTTGGGTTTACGGCCGGCATCGCTGAGGTCTGGGATTTGCACCCATCGGTTGCGTTTGTGGCTGGCACAAAATACACAAAACAGATTGGACTTCCGGGTGTAACGGATTTCCAGTTGGATAGCAAGTCGGATGTTATTTCCAGAGATTTCAAGCAATGGCAACATGAATCTACGGTAACTGTATCAGGGGCTTTGACTTCCATCGTTTCTGCATACGTCAAATTTCGTGAACAATATTATTCAAAATTCGACTGGCAGGTCAAAGTTGGCCTGTCATTCCGGCTTATGGAGAAGGTTACAGATGGCAATGAATAAAAAGCTTCAAATGACTATTGACTTTGCATTGAAAAACGCAAAGAAACTTGAAGGTCTTATCGCAGCTCTTCGTGAAAAATACGGCATCAATATTGATGACTCGGAGGTTCGGTCTTTAGCTTCTGAGCTTGAAAATTTATCTGGTCAAGATGTCGAGATTACGGCGGACGGATCACAGGCCGAAGGTGAAGCTGAAACTGTATCTGATGCCGTTGAATCTATTCCAGATGAAAAAACAACAAAGATAAAAGCAGAAGGGAAATCCGCCCTAAACACTTTAGCAAAACTTGGAATGGCTTATCAGGGGCTTTCTGCCATTTACAGCAAGGTTTCGGGAGCTATATCGGAGACGATAGAACTTTATGGCGTTCAAGAGCAATCAGACCAAAGGTTGCTGTCTGCGCTAAAAGATAAAACTAATGCCCATGCTCAATATTTTAATTTTTTAGCACAAGAAGCTGACAAAATCCAACAAATAACATTAGTTGGCGATGAGCAATCACAAAAACTTATGACAGCCGCTGCAAACATGGGAATATCGCTTGATCAAGTTGCAGATGCTACCAAGGGCGCTATTGGTTTATCCGAAAAATTCAAAGATGTTGGACTTTCTCAGGAAACTGCAATGAAAGGCATTGCACTCGCTTATGAGGGGGACTTCAACCAGTTGCAGAGATATATTCCGGAACTTAAATCTGCTTCAACAGCATCTGAAAAGATGGCAATCCTTCAGCGTGAGATGGCAAGCGGATTTAATATGGCGTCTGATGCGATAACGACCAACACCGGCAAGATCATTCAACTCCAGAATAAATATGGAGACCTAAAAGAAAAGGTCGGCGGTTTCTTCATGGAGGCCGCTATCGGATGGGGTCAGGCTTTAGGTGTTCTAGATGATGCTGATCAAAAATATGCACAGATGCGAACCCGCATGGCTGGGCTACAGGGTGATATTGTCAAAATGCGGGCTCTTTATGATGTTTACAGGATGCAAAAGCAGACAGAAGAAACAAAACTTGCCATGCAGGTTCTCAGGGAAATGGCGGAAGAATGGGAAAGAGCGCAAGAAGCATCCCAAAAAGCACAAGAAGCTGAAACGGAAAGACTTGAACAGGAACAAGAAGAGTTAGACAAATTATTGTCTAAATTAGAACAAATTACAGGCAAAGAATATGTTGTAAAATTACGGACAGAAAAAGATGAACCTGATTACCTGCCAGAGCAAGATGTTGACCCGTTCTTTGCTTGGCATGGCTTCAGCCAGGAAGACTTGGAAGCCAGAGAATCTCAGATGAACCAAACCCTGGGAGCTCAAGCCCTAAGCCTTAACTCCTCATTGCTGAATATGGCAAAAGCAAGAACAGACCAGGAGATGAATCTTGAGCTTAATAAGCTCCACAATACAACGATATTCAAGAAGGCATCAGCAGAAGAGCAGGCTGCGATGGAGAAGAAAATCCGTGATAAATACGCAAAAGAGAAAAGAAAGATCGCTATCGCAGAACGTGCCAACGCCCTTGCTCAGGTAACATTCAATACAGTGATAGCCTACATGAAGGCCCTTGCAGCTTTTCCGTTATCGTTTGGTAAACCCTGGACTGATATTATTGCAGCAATGGGCGTTACGCAGGCAGGGGTAATTTTAGGAACACCACTGCCTAAATATGGCAAAGGCGGTATCGCAGACAAGCCGTCAATTTTCGGTGAAGCTGGCCCCGAAGCAGCCGTACCACTCCCGGATGGAAAATCTATCCCGGTGACAATGAAGAGCGGCGGCGGTGAAAGCAAACAGCTCGATCTAATCCTGAAAGCAATTCAGGCCGTAAACGCCAACATTGCAGCACTCAATCTTTCCGTTACGATCGAAACAACCGATCCAGAAACACGAATTAGAAATGATAATGAAATCATAAACATTATGAGAGGAGCGGGTGATGACGGCCAGCCTTTATAAAGTCGTTTCAGGGGTTTACACTGAACTTTCTGACTACGTTCTGAATATTTCAGGCTTTACATTTCGGCGTGACAGAAGTTTCTACCCCACCATCCCGCATCCAACCATCACTTTTGACGACACTGTCAGCCTCAGCGAAGGAGATGAACTCGAAATCTGGATCGATTCATCCCTTGAAATGGTTTTGTACGTGAATAAGATAGCCCCTAATCCAGACAAATTTACGTTTGACGCAGAATGCTATGATTTGATAAAGAAATTAGACAAATTCTACATCTCTAATATTTTACCTTCAGATTTTGACACGACATCGTATTGGACAGGCCTTTCCAGCCAGGAGCAACAGGAGCTTTACAAGTACGTTTCAGGCGGTTCTTCTTACTACGATGAACAATATATCCAGGCTCTTTTTCTGGCTCGTGTGATGATACATAACGCATGTAACATTGACCTAGAAGATATCACCGATTCTTACGTAAAAGACTACACAACCAACTGGCTGAAATACAAGTCTACCAGTGGAGCAACTCCGGCCTTGCTTGCCAGAAAATACATACTATTCCAATGGAAGCAACTTAAAGCTATCGGGCTGTCTAAATCAGCTGATCCTTTTTATGATGGCGCAACCTTCCTGGATGTATTCCTGGAGATTTGCCGAACCCTCAGAATCCGCTGGGAATGGACGATCGTTTCAGAAACCAGAACCTTGAGATTCAGCTACATCAGTGCATTCAACATCCCATCTGCCGACCTGGACGGATACAGGGCTAAAAAGATGGATACCGTTGACTCGTTGCAGGCTCAGGTCGCTAAATTATCTTCACTTACAGATTATTATGCAACGTTCACCGAGAGCCCTGTTTCTGAGTTCACCAAGCCCACAAATACAGGTAATTTCACAAAAAGGTCTATAACGCTTCCTAAACATTTTGTCCTACATTACAGACCATCAGCAAGTTATCTTTTACGTGAAATATCGTTCAATGATAACACTGAATTTCTTGAACAGTTCGCAACCGCTTATGCCGATTTCTACAATACGGCGTATAATCAGATCGATATTGTACTTTCAGGGACTGCTGAAAAGGATGCTCTCGTGAACAATATTGATTTCAAAAGTGGCAATAGCAAAATAACGCATTATGAGGAAGTCAGATGATTTTCGGAAATGGAAAACCTAAAATAGTGATCGGTTCAGATGTTATCGATTACAGCTCCGGCGATGACCTGGGATGCCTGATCAACATTGATTATTCGTACCTGAAACCAGACAACGTGATCAATAAATCCGTCCTAACCGGGGCCCGGATCATTCACAAAAAAGGTGACTATGCAGCATTCAAATTGACGGTCGTCTCGCCTGCGTCATGGAGCAAAGACCGTTTTAATTCGCATTACGGCAGGGTCTATAATCTCTTGAAATCCGCCCCTACCGTTACGTTTTTCCCCACGTCTGATCTCGGGTATTCGGTGAAATGTTACGTGAAAAACATCAAACCTTATTATCACCGAAACAACATTTTCTGCGATGCGTATATCCTGGAGCTTGAATCTGACTCGTATGTCAGCCAGACATTTAACACCGTTGCAACACCTACCGCAGACCCGACCAGCACCACCAGCACCGATCCATTTTACGTTTCGCTTTCATGCAGCACCGCAGATGCTGAAATCCGGTACACATTAGACGGAAGCGAGCCAACACGGGCATCAGCGAAATATTCACTGTCAATATTAATTTCAACCGGCACAGTAACAATAAAAGCTCGGGCATATAAGGACGGCCTGATCCGATCCGGAATAATGTCCGAGGAATACACAATCAATCCAGCATAGGAGGTAACATGTATAAATGCAAATACTTTGAGCTCTGGGAGCTAGTTCCGCCAAGTATCATCAATCAATACGGTGATCAGGCCTGGGAATTTCTGGATGAAAGAGCCCTGAGAACATTGGACAAATTAAGAGATAAATTCGGAGCCTGCATCATCAACGATTATGGCTTCAGCAAGGAATTTCTAAAAAAGATCGGCCGGGAGAATAGACGTCCCGATAAATACTCCGGCTACCGTCCCATTTCGTGCAGGATTGGCGCCGCTAATAGCCAGCATAGACACGGCCGTGCTTTCGATTGTGACTTCATCGAATCTTCTACGGATAACGTCCGCCAATACATCATAGATCACCCGAAAGAATTTAGATACATCACCGGGCTTGAGTTGAAAGTTCCCTGGCTTCATTTCGACACCAGAAATCACAAAGGGCTTTTCCTGTTCTCGCCCTGAAAATAATGGCTCTACCGAGCCTACCTGACCCCCAGCCCCCGCCCCGGTTCACTCCTTGCCGGGGCTTTTTTTAAAATAAATCACTATTTTTGAAGATTTTTCTTTACAGAAAATTTAAACTTTTTAAATTTGTAATCAGAAAAAAAAGGAGGGATCATGAATGTTTTAACCGTAGCGGTAATTGCGTTATCTGTGCTCGCTGCATTACTTGTTTACGTCCTTGCCAGAACCGGGCGTCTATTGGGTGAAATTCAAGATTTGAGGATTGAGAAACGTAAACTTGAAATCGCCCACGATTGGCTATTCGCCCGTTATGAGGAATGCGCAAAAGAGCGTGATTTTTGGAAAAAACGTTACGAAAAAGGAGTAAAAGATGAAAGAAATTAAGTTACGCAAAATGTACATCCAGAATTTCAAGGGTATCAAATCCCGTGAAATTGAGTTCAATGATGAGGTAACTGTAATTGCAGGCCAAAATGAAGCCGGGAAAACCACCGTATCGGATGCTTTTTTCTGGTGCTTATTCGGTAAAAATGCAGAATTCGACTCTAAGTTCGGGGTGAAACCCCTGGACGCTGACAACAACCCCATCCACAACATCGAAACATTAGTGTGCATTGACTTTGACATCGATGGTCAACGCAAGTCTTTCCAGCGAACGATGACGGAAAAGTGGGGCAAAAAACACGGGGATTCAGATGAAACTCTTACTGGCCATGATTTCTCGTATTACGTCGATGACGTCCCTGCAAAAGCCGGGGAATTTTCCGAATCGGTGAATGGCGTCTGCAATGAAGACGATTTCAAAATCCTGTCTTCATACTCGTATTTTAACGAGAAACTCCACTGGCAGGAGCGGCGCAGAATGTTATCTGCACTTGTGGACGGTGTTACAATCGAAAGCATCGCCAGAAAAAGAAAATATTCATCAATTGCAGAAGATGTTATGCAGCATGGGATCGAAAAATCCCTGATAATGTTAAAAGATCGAATCACTAAACTTAACCGTGATGAAATCTCTTTCCAGGCAAGAATAGACCAAGAGAGCACACACATCATCTCGTCTGATATCGACACGTCACGGCTCGAAAAAGAGCGAAACGAAATCAAGGATCAGATTGAAATGCTCCGCAAGCAATCCATGCCTGTTGAATCGGATGAAATCTCAAAACTTCGATCTGAGCTTAAATCAATACAGCATCAGATCGGCATTGCAGAACTCGACATTGCAGAAAAATTAAAAACTTCCTCTAATGCAGGGAATGATTTAGAACAGGCGAAATATAATCTTGAAGCAGGAAAATTCAAGAGCAAGCAGTTAAGCCAGCGCCTTGAAGAATGTAAATCATATGAAGATTCACGCAAGAGGATGATCATCACCCTTCGCGAAAGCTACATGAAGCTTCAGGCTGAGGAATTTTCCGGGGCAATATGCCCGACCTGTGGCCAGGAATTGCCGGAAGATCAGTTGAACGATAAGAAAGTTGAATGGGTGCAGAATAGAAATGAGCGGCTTGTAGAACTCGCAAAGAAAGCGAGCCACCTTAAAAATCTCCTAAGAGAAAGTAAGGCTGAGATTGCTAAAATCATGACAGATATTGCCGACCTGCGCAAAATCGAATTTGCAAAAAAGATTGATGACTGCGAGAAAAAACTAAACGTCGCCGATAAGGAATTAGCTAAAGCTAGGGATAAGCGAGATTCCCTGATGGAACGCTATAAAGCTATCCAGAAACAGATCGAAGAGCTAAGCCAAACGGAAGTCCCTGAAGATATAAGCGATCAAATCAGCCGACTGCAGGAAAGGTTTGACGACATCTCAAAGCAGCTTGCTGCATGGGATGAATCTGAAAAGGCAAAAGCATCCATAAAAAAACTTTCAACCGACAGATCGGAATCCGGCGCTTTGAAAGTTGTGCTTGAAGGTAGGATTTCTCTACTTAATGACTTGAAATTAGATTACATCCAAACTATCGACAATGACATGAACAGGCTTTTTGGGCGCAACGTGAAAGTCAAGCTGTTTGACATGCAACTCAACGGCGGATTCAAGGAGACCTGCGAAATCCTTGTGAAATCCAAAGACGGTGCTCTTGTGCCTTACGGTGATGCCAACACTGCCGGGCGTATCAATGCCGGGCTTGAAGTAATACGGGTTATCTCACATCTGAAGGGTATCCGGTTACCTCTATGGATTGACCATGCCGAGTCGGTGGGAAACATCACCAATACGGGCTCTCAGCAAATCCATCTGAAATTCATGAAAACATATCGCCAATTAACCATAATTTAAACTTTACAAATTTGGGGTAATTTTTTAGAAGTTACCCCATACAAAAAAGGAGGAACAATGTCACGAGAAGAAAGACGGTTATCCGTCAAACAAGGCACACCAATCGCCAAGATGAAATCTGTACTTTCAGTTGAATCTGTTCAAGAGCGGTTTAGCGCCGTGCTCGGTAAGAAATCATCCGCATTCATGGCCTCAATTCTAGATCTGTATGCTACCGACAACAGCCTTTCGAAATGCGAGCCAAAAGATGTAATAAGTTGCGCAATGGAGGCGGCAACCCTAGATTTGCCAATCAACAAAAATCTTGGTTTTGCCTGGATTATTGGCCGCTGGTCAAGCAAGGCTAACCGCTATGTCCCTGCTTTTCAGATAGGGAAAAATGGAATAACTCAACTTGCATTGAGAACAGGGCAATATAGCCGCATCAATAGCGGCGTAGTTTTCGAAGGAGAATCCGTGTCATTTGACAGGATTACTGGTGATATTTCTATTTCCGGTAAACCTATAAGTGATAAGGTAACGGGGTTTTTCGCATATATCAGGCTTATTAATGGTTTCGAGAAATGCTTGTATTGGAAGTCAATCCAGGCTGAAAAACATGCAATAGCTTATAACCCAGAATGCAAAAAAGCTAAAAAATTAGTGGGAAATTGGGCGCAACATTTTGAATCTCGTGCTCAGGATGCTTTGTTAAAGCGGCTTATTTCAAAATATGGCCCAATGACAACAGAAATGCAGCAAGCCGTTTCACTTGAGCGTGAATCCTATGAATTCGAAAGTGAAAAAGATAATGCTAATTCAGAATCATTTTCCGAGGCAGTCACTAAAAAAGAAATTATCGACAACGAAACAGGCGAGATTTCCGAAGAAGAAGAGCAAAAACAGGAAATCCCGGAAGTGTTCAATCTTGATCAGTAACAATCAGGGGCGGTTCGCCGCCCCGTATTTTCGGAGGTACATATGAAAATTGACATAGTTGCTACAGGTAGCACGGGGAATTTCTACATCCTGGAAGATATTTCCGGCGCAAGATTACTGATCGAATGCGGAATATCCATTGACCGCATCAAGAAAGCTTTGAATTTCAACATGTCGGGCATTGAGGGTTGTCTATTGTCACACGAGCATCAGGACCATGCCAAGTCTGCAGGGCATCTTGTTAACCTCGGCATCAATCTCTACTCTTCTAAGGGTACGCTTAACGCCCTGGAGCTGAATGATTATTTTTCCCAGCCGGTAAAAGCTTTGCGGAAATATGAAACTCCCAGCTATAGTTTTACCCCGTTTTCTACAAATCATGATGCTGCTGAACCTCTCGGTTTTGAGATAATCAGCAAAAATGAATGCGTCAAAATTGTTTTTGCCACTGATACGTATTTTGTAAAATACAAATTCAGTGATGTTGACGTTTTCATGGTTGAATGTAATTACATGTATCATATTTTGAAGAAAAACGTTGAAGCAGGGAAAGTCCCAGGTTCACTCGAAACACGGCTCAAAGAATCCCACATGGAATTACAGGATACGGTCGATTTCATCAACGCAAGCGATCTTAAATTCACAACGATAGTAATTCCAATCCATATGAGCTCAGGAAACCTTAACATTGAAACAGCCCGTGATTATATAGCAAAAGAGACCGGGCTCATTGTATATGATCCTTTGAAAACAAAAACGGTGGAGGTGTAAAATGAAAATATTAGTCGCTTGCGAAGAAAGCCAGGCTGTCACAAAAGAGTTTAGAAGATTAGGGCATGAAGCATATTCTTGTGACATATTGCCCTGTTGTGGTGGTCACCCGGAATGGCATCTTCAGCAGGATGTTTTGCCTTTATTGAATGAAAAATGGGATATGATAATTGCCTTCCCGCCATGCACATATCTAACTACAACGTGCAACCGTTGGTTTAATATTGAAAAATATGGGGAAAGGGCAATAAAAAGATATGAAGACCGAGAAAAGGCGGTTAAATTCTTCATGCAATTTGCAAACGCTGATTGCCCAAATATTGCAATAGAAAATCCCGTTGGGATAATGTCAACAAAATGGCGTAAGCCTGACCAAATAATACAACCGTGGCAATTCGGTGATCCTTATGAAAAAAGAACCTGCCTATGGCTAAAAGGTTTACCAAAATTGAAACCGACAAAAATTGTGAAGCCGGAACCACGTAAGAAATATAAATCTGGAAATACTATGCCGGCATGGTATGCAGACTCCTGGAATTTACCTAATTCTGAAAGAGCAAAACTGAGAAGCAAAACCTTCACCGGCATAGCAAAAGCAATGGCCGAGCAATGGGGAAAGATATAACCCGCCAGCGGGCGGAAAGGAGAAAATAAAATGGCAATGAAAGAATTGGATTTAATGAAAACCAAAATACCGCAAAAATACTGGGAAGCTTGTCAAGCTTGCGGAGATGTTGGATATTATGTCGAGCAAGGGATAAATGAATTTATGGATGGAGAAGGTTATATCCATCAAGAATTTTATCCAGTACAGGTACAATGTGAGTTTTGCCATACTAACTATAAAAGCATTTTTAATCAAAGAAAATTACTAAAAGGCTAAATTCGCATAACGCCAATTTGCCACACAAAACAAAGGAGCTAAAAATGGCAATTAAAAACAGAATGACGGTATCTGAGGTCGCCGATATGTTCGGAGTATCGGTAACGACCGTTAGAAATTGGGAAAAAGAAAAGGATGGTTTTAAACGCATTCCGGGTATCACCCCGGTCACATTCAATAGCGGGGATGTGTTCAATTTCACGCAGAGAGAAGGCATCCGGCAAGTAAAAGGTCGTGCCGAGAGTACATCCGGCATCCCCGGGGATCACGTTCCGGGTTTAGAGCAAATCGACGCTGCGTGTGTCGCCGCCGGGTACGAAATCGGAAGATATGGAGCAACCACCGTAAAGGAAACACGGGAAATTGCCCTCAAATGGCTTGAAGCATGGAGAAAAGTATTATGAGAAGAAAATACGGCAAGGCATACAGGTTGCGAAAGATGCAGGAATACACCCCGGAATATCGATTGTTGCATAAGCGCCTGGTGGAAATAGAAAGATCGTTTTTGTGGTTTTTCCGTAACCATAGCTCCCTGAACTATGCAACCGGAATGATGCAGCTTTACGGGATCAATGGCTTGAGCGAAAAGTTAAAAAGCGAGATCGAAATTTTTTTGAGGAGGGAGATATGAAATTTTTAAAATATGTGCTTGATACAGGAGTCGGAGAAGAAGGCCTAACACCTGAATCTCGCTCAGTTCAAAAGTTTTCAAAAGACAAAGCAACGCAAAAAGGAATACATTCCATAGAATTTGGGATTGAAGAAATTGGGATTAACAATAAAGGAAACATCGCAATTAGAGGAACAATAAAAAATAAAACATTAAAAGAATGCAGGGCAAATCTTGTTCGATTGAAATCTGAATTAAAATCATTATTTTCAGTAAAGAAAATAGAAGAAGCTATGATAGTAACTGGAGATATTTTATTTTAATTCGCAACACAAAGGAGTAAATAATATGGCAATGAAAGAAAAAATTGAATCTTGCCCGCTTTGCGGGAAGTATGACCCCGTAATCGATCTTGGCGATGATAACCTTCGTAGAGTTGTCTGCCAAGCATGTCATCATCAGGGTGTAGGAATGCCTAGCGCTGACGAAGCCATCAGGGAATGGAACAGGTCGGCTCGATATTATCGGAATATCAGCATGGAAATATCGGGGGGATTAGAAATTAAGAAAATTATGCAATGTAAAAAATGCGGCTATACCTGTTTTGAAGAAGACTGGAATGGTTTGTTTTGTCCTCGATGTGGGGAACAACAGGATAAGTCAGATAACGGAGGTGATGAATGAAGGAAAAAGCCAATTACACTCTTGACAGGGTAAACGTGATTTACTTTATATCTATGCGGAGGTCGTAAATGGAAAACAAAGAACTTGTTAGCACTCAGTGGCTTTGCAAGAAGCTAAACGTTACAAGGGCTGCGGTTAGTTTGTGGGTTAAGGAAGGGTGTCCATTCGAGACAAATCAGCCAAGAAGATTTTACTGGGAAAATGTAAAAAACTGGCTAAGGAACCGTAAAAGACGCAGAGGTGTATAATGGCAAGGCCTAAAAAGAATACTGTTGATTACTTTCCCCATCAGTGCAAAAGCGGGAAAACTCTTTTTATTTTAGAACAACGTTTCGGAAATGATGGTTACGCATTTTGGTTCAAATTATTAGAACTTTTAGGTAGTGCACCCGGCCATTATTTAGTTTTTACTGATAGAAACTCACCTGAGTGGGAGTTTCTACTGGCGATAACCCACCTGAGCTCGGATTCCTGCGGTAGATTGCTTGATTTGTTGAGTAGATTGGGCGCAATTGATGCAGAATTATGGGAAAATGGGGTAATTTGGAGTCAAAATTTCGTTGATGGGATTAGTGATGTATACCGGAATCGAAAGGTAGAAACCCCGCCACGCCCTAGTTTCTACACCCAGAAACCCCGCCACGCTGACGTTTCTACTGGTGATAACCCCGAAAATGACACTTCTGCTTGCATTTCTACACCCGAAAACACACAAAGTAAAGTAAAGGAAAGTAAAGTAGAGAAAAAGAAAAAAGTATATAAAAAAAAGAAATTCACACCACCAACACTGGAAGAGGTCAAAAAATACTGCAAATCCAGAAACAACGATGTTGATCCTAAACAATTCTTTGACTTTTATAAAACTGCTGATTGGGTAGATAGCAAAGGCCAGAAAGTCCTAAGCTGGAAGCAGAAGGTTATCACCTGGGAGGGTGGTAATAATTCGAGAAAGCCAGCCAGGTCTTCTACGAAGCCCTGGGTTGGTGAAGACTATGCAAGCAAGATACATATTTGAGGAGGGAGAGATGATTTGGAATAAAAAAAGAACAGCACGTAAAGAATTAGCTCATAAAATTTATGATTCTTTAATAACAGAAGAAATTATAAATAATTCTGGAAAATATGACAGAACCGGTGATGATGTAATAATCAATATTATAAACAAAGAAATAAGGGCGTTTTCTGTATACAAGCCACAAGATGTATCGTCGAACTTTTTGTTAAGATTATCTTATTTGGTGTGGCTACCAATGTGTATTATGTTTATTTTGATTTTGCCTTTTAAGTGGCTTTTCACCGGAACATTGAAATTTGACATGTCCGGTAAGTTAAAGTGGTTTCTTAATTGGCACGACAAAATAATGAAACATAAAGACTAAGCGGATTGTTGTATGTTGTTGGCAATATCCACGATAACCCGGAACTGCTAAAATGAGGAGGGAGAGATGAAACTAACTAAAATTAGAATAAATTGCTACAATTGCATGAATTCTACAGGATGCGAAATTAAGAAAAAGTTTAGGGATTTAGCAAAAACTATCAGCCCCAAAAAAGCCGATTGGGATAACACCATAGAAATGGAAACAGAGTTTGAACTTACCTGTCCTTTTTATGACAATAAGTATAATCACATAGATACTCTTTATGTAAAGTTCGGCATTGGTAGATATTTGGAAGATTACACATTCCCCTGCCCACTGTATGACAATGATTGCGATAATTGTAAGTTTTCAGAAAGATGCGACGGATATAATGTTTCAGCAACAAGAATGAGGGTTAGCAAACACATAGAAACAAAAGCAAGGGTGCTAGGCGGGCGGGGAAACAAAATCTACGTTGCAATTACTTTGGATTCGGAAATGTTGAATGATTTTGACATAAAACACCTTTCTAAATTTTCAGAAAAAATCTTTGATGGTGATGCTGATCGCCTCAATATATCCTATACACCTTACTACGGGATTGTTAGGATCGGGGATAAGGTTACGTTTAAAACCGTCATAAGAGGTTCGCAAATTATAAAAAAAGGAGAGAGAAATTGAATTACCATGACAAGCTGATAAAAAACCTTGAGACCCGGATTGCTGAGGAGCTGGAACGGATTGAAAACCCCTCAGGCTCAAATCCTGTTACTCTGTGGGAAGATAACTACGTGAGAGATATGCAAGGACAGATTGAGAAATTGAACGCCGCAGAATTGATATTTCCGCCTTCTTACGTTATAGAAAATCCGAATATCATCGATGCGGTAAAAAAAGCATTCAAAACCCTGACGTTCAACTTCTGCTTTACCGGCAGGGCTGGGGTTGGAAAAACGTATCTTATGCGGATCGTAAAAGGCGGTGTCTATAATTGTGGGCTTATGCACAAAACTAACAGCATCAACTGTATTGAAGATTATGACCAATACCTCAAGGCCAGAAGAGCAGACTCCACCTACCACCCGGACACAAAATGCCAGTTTCTTTTTATCGATGACGTCGGTGATGAGAAACCATCAACAGACGCCGCCCATTCCTGGATAGCCGGAATAATCCAAGAACGTTACGAGTATTGGAGCAAACACCCGGAATGCAGCACAATAATCACAACGAACCTTCCCACAACCGATCTTATAACAATTTATGGGGAGCGTGTTGTTGACAGAATGCTGGATCAATACACATTTTGCAAGTTCACAAATGATTCTTTCAGGCTGAGAAACCAGAAAGTAATCGAGGGGTAGGATGAAGGCAAAGGAGAGAAGAAATGGAATATTCAAAAGCTAAAAAGATTGCTGATTCCGTATTGCAAGATCTCAAACCGCATTGCAAAAGGATAGAGATTGCGGGCTCTATACGTCGAAAAAAGGGATATCCAAACGATATTGAAATTGTAGCAATACCAAAACCTTATGATGTAGATTTATTTGAATCGGGGATTGCAACTGTGGTTAATAAATGGGAGCGAGTGAAAGGAACTTTGCCTTGCAGATATACGCAGCGGATACTTCCAGAAGGAATAAAGCTGGATTTATTCTTTGCAACAGAGGATAATTGGGGCTTGATTTATGCAATCAGAACAGGAAGTGCAGAATTTTCTCATCAGAAACTAGCAATGAGATGGGTTAAACAGGGCTATCATTCAAAAGACGGCATGCTCCATAATCAATTCGGGGAGCAGTTACCGATAAGAGAAGAAATTGATTTATTTAATTTGCTCGGTATTGATTGGGTTGAACCAATTGACCGAATAATATGACACCACATAACCCCACCGAAAGGTGGAAAGGAGTAAGGGATGTTTGGTATGACATTTTCAAAAAGCGTAAGAGCTTTTAGTGCGGAACCGATAAAAGAGGATAGCTGGACAGACATTTATCTCAAGTATCTTGAATTAGGGTTTAGCGACATTTATTCTAAATGGATGGCTGATCGCTGGATAGAGAGGCAAGTAATGCGCTCTTCAGAAGAAAAAAACATCAAGGAAGGGAACGAAATGAATAAAAAATATCTGCTCACATATTTAGATGAAGGAGGTATCGACTTCGGCGTATTCGATACAGAAAATGCTATGCGTACCTTCGTTAAAAGATACGATGTTAATGTTTTAGAGGCACTTTTCATAAAAGATGCAGAACATATTTCTATCAACCAAAATGTGTGATAAAATGTTAAAAAGCCCGCCAGTAGGCGGAAAGGAGTAAGAAATGAAAGAAGTTTATTGCAAAAACTGTAAATACTATCAGTATATTAGTTATAAAATATTATTTCCTGGGTATAGCGGGGGAGGCCCACACCGCTGTATGCGAAATGTAAAAGAAAAAAGAAACCCTGTAGGCGAAACAATTACAGAAGGAGATGAAGATTGTTTTATTGTAAACGCTGATTTGAATTGTAAGCATTTTGAACCAAAACAAAAATGGTATCTGCGATTGCCTTCCATTATAAAAGGGCTATAAATCAAAAAAGGAGAAGAGATGAAAGAGAAAGCATTCTACAAAATCATGGCCGAAGGATCTAACAATAACATCATGAACCTGTCGAAACGGTATTACTCGCCTTGGTGCGTAACCGAAAAGTGCCAAGAAATGGCCAAGAAACATCCCGGAACAAAGTTTTTTGTGATGAAAGCTGTATTCTATGCGAAAGCTGAAATTACCTTGGATCACGGCAAGATGAGGGATACCCTGTGAAAACTTTTGACAAATTTTATCCGATTTCATTTTCTTGAACTCGGATAGTGTGCTACAATTTTATGGAGGCTAAAAAATGAATTGTCCGAAGTGTGGGAAAAAAGCTAAACGCATTCAAGGCGGATACTCGAAAACAAGCGTTATCAGATACTGCCTTTGTCCTTCATGTATGTATCTGTTCAGCACACAGGAAGTGATCCAGGGCAATCCTGAAGATGTTGACCTGAGAATATCCCACGTCATAAAAACCGTTCCACTTACCAGAACAACTATCAGATACCGGATCATGCCCGGATCGTTGATACAGTTTGAAACATTAGAGAGCGAAGTAAAGAAGAAGAATAGTTAATTTTTATGAAATTATTTCTTTACATGTTTTTCTCTATATTTTATGTTGGTTCATATAGTTTCATTTGGAGGATTTTCTATGTTTGATTTTTTCAACGATTCTGCAAAAAAGCAGAAATCGGCAAGTGACATTTCTCCTAGCTTTCTTGTCACGAAAAACAAGCGCCGGATGTCATTCGTTGCACGCACTGACGCTATTTCGGAGCACCTTGTACGTCTGGGCGACAACGAGACCCATCACATAATCAGCAACGGGAGTTTTGGGAGCAATGAATTACTGCTTGCTTTCCATCGAAAAAATAACGTAAAAACTCTATACATCACAACCTGGAGCTTCAACGATGAGTTTATCGATGTTATGAAAGAAATCAACCCCGAAAAAGTAGTTTTTCTGTGTGACAAGTCAATCATTGGCAGAAAAGCGGCTTTTTATGGCAGATTGCGAATATTCGCAGAATCCCGCAGTAATTTTCTCATAAAACTAATTAACGGACTCCACTCGAAAGTTATGTTGCTCGAATGCGAAACTGGATTTTATGTTTATGAAGCTTCTGCAAATTTCAGTCGGAATGTTAGGATCGAACAGTTCCTGGTAACGAAATCAAGAGAGCTTTACGACTTCCATCTTGAATGGATAGGGAGATTGTTATGAAAAAAATCCTGATCATCAACAGGGGGCTGCCAGGCTCCGGTAAATCATACTGGGTTAATCATGTTGAACCGCACCCCGAAGTCGCATCCCTGGACGATTTCCGGTATATTGACGGGAAATATGTTTTTGACAGCAAGAGAGAAGATGCGGTCAAAAATAAGTTCAAAGAGAAAGTTTTATCGTTGCTCAACACTGCGTCTTTTATCGTCATCGATAATATGAACCTTGTGCCAAAAAACTATAAATGGATTATAGATAAGGCGGAAAGTGAGGGCTTCGAGTGTTTCTTGTTTTCATTCAAGCCAAAAGCGTTACGTGTTCACGCAAAATATAACAAGCACAATGTCAGCTATCAGCGGATTTTAGTGATGAATAAATCGTATCAAGCCGACGACGGCCAGGCCAATAATTTTGTCATAGAAAATAATAAAGATATTGAAAATGCACTAACATTTATCGATAATAAATTTACTTATTCCGGATCTGATATGGTTGCAAAAGTATCATATAAGCGCTGCAGCAAACACGAGCTCGACATGCGAGTCCGTGAAGTTGCAAAACTCCTTATCGGTGGCGCTTCTACTTTTTACGTCCATGAATTTATCCGGGATAAAAAAGACTGGAACATCACAAGCCGGCAGGTAGAAAACTACCTGAGAAAAGCCAGAGAATTGATAAGCGATATTAACAACAGGGACATTGAGATGGCAATATCGGAACAATGCGAGCGGTTGGACGATCTTTACCGGCGCAGTATGGGCTTGCAGGATTTCCGGACATGTCTCTCGATTACCGCAGAAAAAAACAAGCTCCTGGGGTTGCATCGGCCTGTCAAACATGACTTAACATCGGGCGGTGACAAGATTACCGGCTTTGTCGTTTCAGTTGAAGGAGAAGATGATAATGATGAGTAAAAAATTTATAGTTAAATCGGGCAATGGTTACATCTGCAAAATGCGTGGTAAGAAGCTTCCAGTGATGACCAGCGATCGAAATGAAGCCTTGTGCATGCGAGAAAGCCAGGCCGTCATTGCTTTTTCGATCCTTTCGTCTCACGGGTTTATGTGCACAATAGTTTCAAAATGAACCAGAAGGAGAAAATGATGAAAATAACCAACATGCCGATTGACTCAATTATTCCTTATGCACACAACGCAAAAGAGCATCCCGAATGGCAGATTGACCAGATTGTGAAATCTATTCAGGAATTTGGTTTCAATGATCCAATTGCCGTCGATGAAGCCGGGATAATTATCGAAGGTCACGGCCGTTATTTTGCGGCCATCAAGCTTGGCATGGAAGAGATTCCGGTAATAATACTTTCCCACATGACGGATGAGCAGAAGAAAGCTTATATCCTTGCGCATAATAAGCTGACGATGAACACGGGGTTTGACACTGAAATTTTAGACTTGGAGCTCGGGGATATTTCAGGCATTGACATGTCGGATTTTGGGTTTGATCTTGGTATTGATGCAGATGTAGAAGATGAAACATTTTATACAAAGAAAATAGATGCGCCAATCTACGAGATAAAAGGTGAAGAGCCT